ACCTACCAAACCAGGTCTATGCAAATACCAATCGAGCCAAACCTCGACAAACCCGTACCCGATCTAGCCTACCCAGAAAAAGGCCAGACATTTGAGCAGCGTGCAAAAGTCGCTGGCAATACTGCACTGCTTTTAGCTGAGCTCGGCGCAGACATGTCCTATACACCCGAAGAAGACGAAGCTGCTAAGCAGATGTTTGAAAAAATGGGCGCTGTTAAAGAGACAGCAAAGAAAGCGGACAGCACGGAGAACGCTCTAACTAATCCAGGCGTAGCATATAAGCTAGGTGGTTACATATCTGAGTATGAAAAACAAATTGTTGCGGACAAAATACAGGTTCGCACGATTGTAATGAACCGACTAATGGAGATTAGTCAGGACGAAGATAACAAAACAGCACTAAAAGCGCTCGAATTACTCGGAAAAGCGTCAGATTTGTTCACAGAACGCTCAGAAATCACAATTACACACCAAACTTCTGATGAATTAAAGGCCGCTATTAAAGAACGCATCACACAATTGATGCAGGCGACCACAATTAACGCAAAAACCAAGACTGAATCTCGTTTAGATCAGCTAAAACACGTCACAGACGTGGAAGCAGTAGAGATAAAAGATGCAGAAACAGACGAGTAAGGCCGACAGTCCCAAATTGGGACAACAAGAACTACAATATTTACTAGATAATATTGATTCTTTGACTGATGCGCAGCTAAGAAGCCTTAAAGATCAACTAGATACGACAGTAGACGCAGTACAAAAGGAGAATTGTCAGGAAAAATTCATGGATTTTGTCCATAGGGTGTGGCCTGACTTCATTGATGGCGCACATCACAACGAAATGGCAGACGCATTTGAAAGGGTAGCAAATGGACAGATTAAACGACTTATTATTAATATGCCTCCTCGGCATACTAAGTCTGAATTTGCTTCTTACTTGTTACCTGCTTGGTTCCTTGGAAAATTCCCTAAGAAGAAAGTCATTCAGACGTCTCATACGGCGGAGTTGGCGGTGGGTTTTGGACGTAAAGTCCGTAATCTTGTGGATTCCGACGTTTATAAGTCTATCTTCCCAGGAGTTGGACTACAGGCTGACTCTAAAGCTGCTGGGCGCTGGGCAACTAACCAAGGGGGAGACTATTTTGCTATCGGTGTGGGAGGCGCAGTTACGGGTAAGGGCGCAGATATCCTCATTATTGACGACCCCCACTCAGAACAAGAAGCAGCCCTAAGCGAGAACAACCCTGAGATTTACGATAAGACATACGAGTGGTACACCTCTGGTCCACGTCAGCGTCTACAGCCAGGTGGCGCAATTATTATAGTTATGACACGCTGGTCAAAGAAAGATTTGACCGGGCAAGTAGTCAAAGCAGCACAAAACAGAAGCGGTGAGCAGTGGGAAGTCATTGAATTTCCTGCAATTTTGCCCGATGGTGGCCCGCTATGGCCACAGTTCTGGAAGCTAACTGAATTAGAAGCACTGCGTACTGAATTGCCTAATGGCAAGTGGATGGCTCAGTATATGCAGCAGCCGACATCAGATGTATCGGCGATTATTAAGCGTGAGTGGTGGCAAATATGGGAGCATGATGACCCACCGTTTTGTGAGTTTACTATCCAGTCTTGGGATACGGCCTTCCTAAAAACCCAGCGGTCCGACTATTGCGCTTGCACGACATGGGGTGTGTTCTATCAGGAGAACTCCCGTGGCTTGTCTGTACCTAACATTATTTTGCTAAATTCGTTCAAGCAACGCATGGAGTTTCCAGAATTAAAACAAAAGGCGTATGATGACTATAAAGAGTGGCAGCCAGATTGCTTGATTGTTGAAGCAAAAGCATCGGGTGCTCCTCTGGTTTTTGAGTTACGAGCTATGGGAATACCCGTTCAGGAGTATGTTCCGAGCAAAGGTAATGATAAAATTGCGAGGCTAAATGCAGTAGCAGATATATTTGCTAGTGGTAGAGTATGGGTACCTAATACTCATTGGGCAGAAGAATTGGTGGAAGAAGTGGCAAGTTTCCCATCAGGTGAGCACGATGACTTAGTTGACTCAATGAGCCAGGCGTTATTGCGATTTAGACGAGGTGGTTTTATTCAACTCGATTCTGATGAAGAAGACGAGGTTCGAGGATTTAGAAGTAGCCGAGGTAAGGGCTACTACAACGTGTAAGGTAAATTATGGCAATTGAAAAAGGTTTATACGCAGCCCCTTCAGGTATGGACGATGCTGCTCAAGAAGAGCATGAGTTAGATATCACCATCGAGGACCCAGAGTCTGTTGAGATTGGCGTTGATGGCCAACCGATCATGAAGATGGAAAAGGGCGAAGAAGACGAAGAGGGCTTTGACGATAACCTAGCCGAGTACATGTCAGACAGTGAGCTGTCAGAGTTAGCTAATGATTTGATTGGTGACTTTGACGAAGACGTCAGCTCACGCAAAGACTGGATGCAGACTTATGTTGACGGTCTACAGTTATTGGGTATGCAGATCGAAGAGCGTACTGAACCTTGGGAAGGCGCATGTGGTGTGTATCACCCACTATTGTCTGAGACCTTAGTTCGTTTCCAGGCTGAGACTATTATGGAGACGTTCCCAGCAGCCGGTCCAGTTAAAACAGTAATTATTGGTAAAGAAACTCAGGACAAGAAAGATGCTGCTGAGCGTGTCGCTGATGACATGAACTACCAATTAACTGAGAAGATGAAAGAGTTCCGCCCTGAGCATGAGCGCATGTTATGGGGCTTGGGTTTATCTGGTAACGCATTTAAGAAAGTGTATTACGACCCAAGTATTGGCCGTCAGGTATCCCTGTTTGTGCCAGCAGAAGATTTGGTTGTGCCATATGGCGCATCTAATTTAGAGTCTAGCCCACGTGTTACCCACGTGATGCGCAAGACAGAGAATGAAGTTAAGAAACTAATGTATGCAGGATTCTGGCTAGATGTTGACCTTGGCGAGCCAGTAGATACATTTGACGAAGTAGAGAAGAAGATTGCTGAGAAGATGGGCTTTAGGGCTACCGTCGATGACCGCTATAAGATTCTTGAAATGCAGGTTGATTTAGATCTGCCTGGGTATGAAGATGTTGATGATAAAGGCAAGCCGACAGGAATTGCATTGCCATACATCGTGACCATAGAAAAAGCGACTAGCAAAGTTTTAGCTATCCGCCGTAACTGGAGGCCAGAAGATGAGCACAAGAAGAAACGTTCGCACTTTGTTCACTACGGGTATATTCCCGGTTTTGGTTTCTACTGTTTTGGTCTCATCCATCTTATCGGCGCTTTTGCTAAATCTGGCACTTCCATACTTCGCCAACTTGTTGATGCAGGGTCACTTGCAAATCTGCCAGGTGGCTTTAAGGCCCGTGGCATGCGAGTCAAGGGTGACGACACACCGATAGCCCCAGGTGAGTGGAGAGACGTAGACGTACCTGCCGGTACAATGCGTGACAACTTCTTGCCATTGCCATACAAAGAGCCAAGCCAAACATTGGCTGCTCTAATGGATAAGATTATTGAGGAAGGCCGCCGCTTCGCTTCGGCTGCCGACTTACAGATATCTGACATGAGCGCACAGGCGCCTGTTGGAACAACACTAGCAATTCTGGAGCGTACATTAAAAGTAATGTCCGCTGTACAAGCCCGCATCCACTACTCATTTAAAGAGGAGCTTCGGTTACTTCGGGACATCATTCGTGATTACACTCCAGATTCCTATACCTACGAGCCAGTAGAAGGCCGCCCAAATGCTAAACGTTCTGACTACGATAACGTTGATGTTATTCCAGTTAGTGATCCAAATGCCGCAACAATGGCACAGAAGATTACGCAATACCAAGCTGTATTGCAGCTAGCTCAAGGCGCACCACAAATCTACAACTTACCTAAGTTGCATCGTCAGATGTTAGATGTGCTTGGCATTAAGAACGCTAATCAGTTAGTAGCGCTGCCAGAAGACATGAAGCCACAAGACCCAATTACTGAGAACCAAAACATTCTCATGTTAAAACCAGTCAAGGCTTTCTTGTATCAAGACCATCAGGCTCATATCCAAGTACATATGTCTGCTATGCAAGACCCTAAGATCATGCAGTTAGTTGGGCAAAACCCTAACGCACAGCAAATGCAAGCTGCTATGCAAGCACATATTAATGAGCATATTGCTTATGAGTATCGCAAGCAAATGGAAACAGCTATGGGCGTTGATTTACCGTTCCATCCAGACCAAGAAGACGAGAATAGCCAAGTTGGTATTCCTCCTGAGATTGAAGTACGCATTTCTCAAATGGCTGCGCAAGCATCACAAATTATTCTGCAGCGTGATACACAAGAGATGGCCGCTAAGCAAGCCCAACAAGCGCAACAAGACCCAATTATCCAAATGCAACAGCAAGAATTGCAGATCAAAGCACAAGATGTTGCGATCAAGAAAGCCAAAATGCAGGCGGATGCAGCGGCTAAAGCGGACCAAATTGAGATTGAGAAGATGCGTATTGCAGCACAAAAAGAAATTGCTGGCATGCAAATTGGCGCTAAATCAAAAGCAGACAAGATGAATCTACATGCTAAACAGCATATGGAAGGGGTTCGTATTGGGGTCGATATAGCCAAAACTAAAGACCAAATGCGTGCACAAGAGAAAAAAGCGCCAACGGAGAAAACTGAAGAATGATTGATAAATACCTCGAACACCTACACAAAAAGCTAGGTGAACAGATCAAACATCTGGAAGAGAGTTTAGGTGCAGGTGTAGCCAAAGACTATGCCGAGTACCAGTTTATGTGTGGACAGATAAAAGGTCTGCTGTCTGCGCAGTTGGAAATAAGTGACCTTAACCATAGAATGGAGAACTCAGATGAGTGAAATCCTTGTCGGCTCAAACCCCGATAATCAAGGCTTTATCATTACCGATGCGTTAGGCAACCCAATGCCTTCCATCAAACCAAAAGAAGAAGAAATAGCAATTGAGGACAGAGGTCGCCAACTTCCGCTCCCATCTGGCTATAGAATTCTTTGTGCAGTACCTGATGTAGACAAAGAGTTTGAAGGTGGCTTAATTAAGCCTGACGAATTAATCAGAAAGGACGAGTTGCTTACTACAGTTTTGTTTGTAGTTGCATTAGGCCCAGACTGTTACAAAGACGAAAAGCGTTTCCCAAGTGGTGCTTGGTGCCAACCAGGAGACTTTGTTTTAGTTCGTCCAAACGCTGGTACTCGTGTCGTTATTCACGGCAAAGAGTTCCGAGTTATTAACGATGATACGGTAGAAGCAGTGGTCCAAGACCCACGTGGCATCTCTCGTAAATTCATTTAAGGAGGCCCCAAATGGCTGAATTTGAAAAAGAAGAATTTAAATTTCCAGACGAAATACCTGCAAAAGCAGACGCAAAAGATAATGATTTTGAGATCATTATTGAAGACGATACTCCACCAGAAGACAGGGGCCAAAAACCCATGCCTGAAGAAATCGTTAAAAAGCTAGAAGCTGATGACGATGAAGAAATCGACGACCTTAAAGCGCAAAAAGAGCGCTTAAAACAATATAAAAAGGTCTGGAATGATG